TCTGCAACAATCTTTGCTGCTTCTTCAAGTTCTTGCTCTTTTACAGCAAATGCTTTTAGAAGTTTAGCGGTTTCTGATTTCTCATTAAGATGGCTGGCAGCATATTCGCTGGCAAAACTTTCAAAAATTCTGCGACCAAAATCATTTCTACGAGCAGCTTCAATGTCTTCACGCAATTGATGCATTTCAGAACGTAGTCCTTTAGAGACAGTTTCTTCAATGATCTTTGCAGAACGAGCAACAAAATCTTTCTTGATAGCTTCAAACTTAGCCTTGCTTTCGCGAACCAATTTTACTTTGGTTTCAGCTAAATCTTTCTTATCTGCGTGGAATTCTGCGATTTCTTTCGCTAGGGCATCCACAATAAAGGATTCTAATTGTGTTACATTGTGTGCTACACGTTGGCGGTCTTCATGCAATTCAGCCAGCTCTTTACGCAGATTGTTCATGACAAATGATTCCATTGCGGTAGAATCTTGTGTCATTTTTTCTGCATAACGTGCTCTGGCATCAATAAGTCCTTGACGGTCTTCAGCTAGCTCGCCTAGTTCCGCTTGTAGGCGGTCCGTTAGCATAGCTTCTACAGCTTCAACCATAGCAGACTTGTCGTGTTCGTACTTTTGTGCGAACTCTTCACGAAGTGTTGCGGTGACGTGGTCACGGTTTTCTTGAATTCTGCTTTGCCAAGCAGCTTCAATTTCCGATTTTACTTCTTCGGAAATCACATTGTTTTCAAACAATTGTTTTACGATGTCTAGCATGTGATTCTCCTACTGTTATTTGAGACCTCTGATGATTTTCACCAGATTCTCTGCTAGGTACTTCTGTGCCTTGGGGTCGCCTTGAACTTCTTTTGCCATTGTAAATGCCTTATATCCACCTGTTGTATTCATCAAGTGTTCGTATACTGGTGTAGGATAAGCTCCCGGGGCGCTAGGTTGTGCCACAATGTCTACAGTGATTATTTCAAATCCCTGCACGTTGCCACTGCCATCTACTTCGCCTGAGCCTCTGCTCGATACACCTAATTTCACTCCCGACTCCAACATGGTCTGTACTAGATTGCCCATTGGAGTGGGAATTATTTTTAGTTTTCCGTAGCCGTTAGGACCATCCATCCACATCTTGGTAATCATATGACTAACACGATCTAGATTGATTTTTAAATCCTGCGGGTGATCCAACTCTCCGCAAACTGAATATCCACCGGAGATCTGTTCGTTGAGCGTCTTGACAGCCTTGCCAATCTCTTGAGAAGAATAAATTCGCTGATTCTGATTGCGGATATCTCCTTGAATGCAGATACCGTTCAGATGCAGCGATTTTTTATCGCCCTCGCCTTCGCTCTCCAAGACAATCTTTGCCTGGTCAAAACTCAATTGTTCACTGAGGGTAGTTTTCACCGTTACGTCCTATTATCTACGGCCACGGAAAAGACTTGCTTTATCAACTGAACCGGAAGAACCACCTGCTCCGCTGAATTTACCTTCAGCTTCGCCTTTCTTCTCTGCACCATGACCTGGCTCTTTCTTACTGAAAGCACCACCTGCCTTGCCGCCTGGAACGTTGATATTGCCTGCGTTATCTTCTTTTGGTGTGCCTTTGAATAGGCTTGATCCGCCTAGTTGACCACCACCTGCTCCTGCATACTTAGGAGCGTCTTCTTTGCTGCTTAGAATGTTAGCAGTTGTACCGCCCATATCATTCTTTCCAGCAACAATAGACTTGGAATTTACATTTGTGCTGTCACTTAGCTTACCAGTACCACTGTACTGACCTTCGCCTTGGCCTTTCTTCTCTGCACCATGACCGCCTGCAACTTTTTCCACATACTCACGCACTGTGGCTAGATCGAAATCATCTTTGATTTCGTCTGGTGGGCCCATGTCATCACCCATGTCGTCGCCATTCATTGCGTCAAATTTGGCCTGTAGTTCATCTACAATAGCGTCTAGATCTTGGAACAACTCTTCTGGAGCTTTGTCGCCCATTTCGTCGTCGCCCATTTCTGCATCTAGTTCACCTTCTAGGTCGTCACCCATATCTGGAGTGTCACCCATTTCGTCATCAGCTTCGATAGCAATGTCTTCGAAACCTTCTTCCATTTCTTCTTCGTCTTCTTCATCCACTGCTTCGTCGACTTTTTCTTCGTCTTCTTCGTCTTCTTCAGCA